AGGCGCGGAAGGCCTCATCGAACGGGCTCTCTCGATAACCCAGTCCAACGTCTTCACGTCGTTGACCATTCCAGCGGCTTTCGCTTCACGGGCCGTAACCACTCGCCCCGAGCCGAAGTCCTTCAGGACCTTCGCCTTCGGGACTCCGCGGCCAAGGGCCACATCCGAAACGAACGAGGCATAGGTGTCATCGACGATGTGCTGCATGTGGGCGCGCGCTTCGTCTTCAAGCGGTTCGTAGGGGTTGCCCTCTGTCTTGAACTTCCCGGCCTGCACGAAACTGGGCTTGATTCCCTCTTTCGCCATCGCCTCGGAATAGTCCATGTGCAGCGCGTAGACCCCGACCGAGCCGACAAGCGAACTCGGGGAGGCGTAGAACGCACTCGCGCTCGCGCCGATGCTGAACGCGGCAGAGGCTGCCGTGCCATTCGCGACAGCGACGATGGCCTTCTTCGAACGCAGGTTACGGATGGTCCCCGCGAGTTCGGTCATCCCGCTTGCAGAGCCCCCCGGGCTGTCGATGTCCAGCACTATCGATTTGATAGCCGGGTCGTTGGCGAACTGGCGAAGGCTCTTTTCGAGTGAATCGACGGTTGTCTCACCGAAGAGCCATGACCACATATCCGCGTGATGGGCGATGGTTCCGCGGACCGGAATGACGCCAACCCCGCCGTTTTCAGTGCGGGGAGGTTCGTCGGGAGAATCTGAACCGAACGAAGCGGCGCGGGCGGCACGGAGCGGTGCCATCTCGATCATGCTTTCGAGCGCTTCGAACGTGATCGCCCACGGGCGCCCAGCGAACAGCTTGTAGATGTCCATGCCGCGAATGTGCGGCTATTCCTCGCTGGGGCTTTCCTCGGGCTCTTCGTCGGCCAGTTTGTCCTCTTCGGCAGCATCCGGCTCGGAGCTCGGTTCGAACGCCTTCGAAGACGACTGGAGCGTGACCGGGAGCAATCCGAGGTGGTCGATTTCCGGCAGCCCGACCGCCTTGAGAGAGGCCGCAGGCTCAAACCCGGACCGAATGAGCGTGCCTGCAGAGTTAACCTTGGCGGCAATGTTTGGGTCATCAGTTGTTGCCGAAGGGGCAGCGCCCGGCTGCTCGTCTCCGGGGGTGATCTCCGGCTCCCCTCCGAGCACCCCGAGCTGATCCAGCGGCACGACGTTCAACTGCGCGAATACGTCGTCGCCGCCTTCCACAGGCGGGAGATCCTCATCGCTGCGGATATCGTTCACGCTGAGCCAGCGGCCGTAGCCGATCGCATACGCCTGGTAGCGTTGCAGGGTCGTCCCTCGGAGCAGCCCTCCCAGGTCGAATTTGCAGTAGCGGCCCGTGAGTTCCTGCACCAGCATGAACTTGTTGATGGCGTGCTCGAACCGGGTAATGTGGCGCGCGAGCGTGAAGGTCGCGAAGCCCGCGGTCTGCTCGGCGATGCCCGCGCCCCATGAAGACGACTTGTCGACGAGGCCCACCATGTGCGGCGGAACACCCAAGAGCGTGGCAATATCGCCCGCCTGGAACTTCCGCACTTCCGCCATCTGGAGGCGTTCCATGTCCGGGTTGAGTTGTTCGAACTTGGCCCGGGCGAGGACCGCGATCTTGAGTGAGTTCGAGGCGCGCCGCATACGGTGCCATTCGTCGCGGATAATCTCCGCTTCACCCTCTTTCAGGCCGCCCTCGACGGTGATCACGCCGGGAGGCACGGAGCCGTATTCCAGCGACTTCGAGGCGAACTCTTCGGCGGTGAGCCCGAGCGAAAGCGCTTGCGAGGCTCCCTGGACGATGTCCCAGCCGCTCATGTTCGTGCCCCAGTTCGGCACGTGAACGACTTCCCCGCCGGCCGAGTAGTCGAGCAGCGCGACTTCGCCATCGAGCAGGTAGACTTTCGTGCCATCTTTCGCGCGGCCGGCCTGGAGGCGGTTGCGTTCGATGTGCCACAGTTCGGCGATGCCCCCGAAGTCGTTCTTGACGACGAAGAAATAACCCTCTTTGGAGACCTCATCGCCGACGATTCGCTCGAGCAGGGTCATGCGTGTCTGTTCGGGGTTGGGGTTCGCGAGGTAGGCCGTCTCACGAGCGTCGCGGCCGGTCACGCGGCGCGGCGTCCCCTGTTCGTCGTCCTTAAACACGTGCAAGGGAAGCAGACCAACGGTCGAGGCGATCAGCGTCTTCGATGCGTAGTAGGTGCTGAGCGAGAGGGCTTCCTGCTCGGTGATATTCGCGCCGGAGCGGGTGCGCCAGTATTCGAGCGTGGCCTTCGAGATAGCCGGATTCGGCCCGCTGCGCCGAATGCGTGCGCCGAAGTAATCGAGCAACGTCATTTGGAGTCCCCGCCCTTCGCGGCCTGCGAGACTCCGATGAAGATCATCCCGAGGCTCACGGTGAACAGCACGGCCGCCCAGATAGGCGTAAGAAGCAGCACGGCTGCGGCAACGATCGCCCCAACGACCAGGAGCAGGCCGACGGCCTCGATGATGGTCCGGGTTCGTTCAGTCACGCCGCGAGTATCCGCGTGCTATCGCGCTGGGCCGCCTACCACTCTTCGCCCTCATCGTCGTCGTCATCCGCGAACACGTAGACCGCTGAACCCTGCTCCTCTTCCGCCGCCTCTTCCTTCAACAAGAGCGCCACGGCCATCGCCAGGGCGATCGCGCCGTCCATTGGGTTCTTGGCCCTGCCCTTGATCAGCCGCCCGCCGCCGGTTCGCATCGGCTCGTAGACCGCGTTCGCGATATGCCGCGCGAGTTGCCGGTCGCCATCGTGCGCGAGCGTTTCGTCGGTGATCAGCGCCTCGAGCATCCCGGTCGCCTCGGTCATGCGGCTCGGGCTCTGCGGGAACTCCACGAGCGGGTATCCCTCGTCCGCAAGTTCGTCGGCGTAGAGTGCAATCTGCGCGCGGTCATACCCCACCCGGGTAACTTCGAACTTGTCGCAGAGGTCCCGGATGTGCTGCTGGACGTCCTTTTGCGGGACGCGCCAGTCTTCATCGAACCGTCCAGTCGAGAGGCGCGGGCGGTCCCAGGTGCGCGGCAGAACCTTGACGCGAGGGACCATCACGGGCTGGTCGCTCTCCGGCTCCAACACGATCTCGCCCTTTTCGTTTCGCACTGGCGCATCCGACTTCTGCACGGCCACGACCGCGGTAGAGTCGATCTTGCGGGAGCCGTCCCAGCCGATGAAGACAGGAAGCGCGGGGTCGAACTCGGCATCACTGGCGATGACCTCGCAGGCGTCCCACACGCCGGATTCGAGCCAAGAGTCTGGCGCGCCGCCCCAGCGGTTCAAGAAGTAGCGCTGGAAAGCCGCGATACCGAGTTCGCGCCGCTTCTGGCGCAACGCCGAGATGGCCATGAAGTCGCCGGCCGCCGGGTGAACGCGCTTCCAGACTTCCGGGTCGTTCGGGTCGTCATTCTCGTCCGCCTCGATCCAGTGGAAGAAGAATCCCTCTTGCGGCTCTTCCTCCCCGCGTTCGATGGCCCGGCCCTGCTGATACATCCGCCCGCAGATCGTATCGAGGTCATAGCCAGCCGTCGAGATCATCAGGTGGAACGGGTCGCGACGCTTCGCCGTGCCCTTCGTCAGGATGTTGAACGTGTTTTTCGTGTCCGACCATTCGTGCAATTCGTCGAAGATGAGGCAGGACGGCAGTTGGCCGTCGTTCGTGCCTTCGGCCGCGGCAACGCGATAGAGTCGCCCAGGCTGCCCGCGAAGGGTGATCGAATCGATGCCTGTTTCCGTGAACCGCTTGAGCAACCGCGACTCTTCGGCCATCGTCTTGGCGTTGCCGAATACCAACCCGGCCTGATCCTTCGATGCGGCAGCGACGGCCACGAGAGGCGAGAGGTGCTGGCCGCCCGCGAGAAACCACATGCCGATCGCCGCGGCGAACGGCGTCTTGCCGGAGCCGGACGGGAGGCCGAGAAGCGCGCTCGTGTACTTCCGCTTCCAGCGTCGCTCGGGTTCGTACCACTCAAGTTCGAACATCCGGTTGAGCAGATCCTTCTGCCATGGCCGAAGGATGAACGGCTGCCCGAAGTAGTCGCCTTCGCCGAGCACACAGAAGGACTCGATGAAGCGAGCGCACTCCGGACCTTGTGAGCGAATCGTGCGACGGGCGGGGGCGAATTGGAGTAGGGGAGCGGCCACGCTCCTAGGATTGGCTATCCCTCGCGACTGGCTAGCGCCACATGTATGCGGTCGCGCAACTCCCCGGCAGTGATGTCCCAATCATCAGGAACGTCCGCCTCGATGCCTTCGTCGGTCGTGCGGATAGCAATCTCAGTGATGCACTCTTTAAAGCAGAGCCGAACAGAATGCCCGTTGACATCCAAATACAGCGTCACAGTTCGACCTCTTCGTACGAACCGGCGTCTTCGAACTCGTTCACGGGCGGCCCAAATCAATCTTGATTGCATTGGCGTAAATGAGGCGGCCATCCATATACAACTTGGTCAGCCCTTCCCGCGCGTGAACTGCGTCAAGCCACGCGGCAAACTCGGCATGGCGCTCAATGCACTCTGAAACACTGCCGCCCCATTCAGCCTCCAGGTCGATGAACTCGCGACGCGCCTCCGGGTTTGGGCCGTGCTGCACTACCTGCTGCGACCCCTTTTCTCCCCAAATACTCAGGACCGCCCCGCATGGGCACCATGCGTTCACTGGGATGCCATCCGGCGTCTGATATTCCCCTCGATCGCTCACAGTTCGACCTCTTCGCCCGCACCGAGCGCACCATTGTTCATCGCCGCCAGCATGTCCGCCAGCGATTCGGCCGCCTGGGCAAAGCTGATGTTGAGGCGCATTCGCGACAGCGGCCCGATCCCGAGCTGCTGCTCGTTGGCGGCCAGCATCTTCTCGCAGTCGGTCACGATCTTCCACCAGTGGCTCGCCTGCGTCTGTCCGGTCGAACCGAGCCCGGTTTTCTTGCGGCGGTAGTTCGACCAGGCCGTGTCGCGTTCGTCCATCGTCTGGAAGTACCGGTCGATGATGAGCCGGTCGACGGTGATGACGTACGGCCGCAGCGGCGACACCCAGAACGCGTGCCAGTTCGCCTTCGTTGCCGGGCGCAATCCCGCAGGCGCCGGCGGGACGTCATGCGGCAGCGCGGGCAGCCCTGGATCTTCCACGTGATCCGGCACGACCGGCGCCG